CATGACTCCGACAACGAATCGGTGGCTGTCCATAGCCTCATGCAACTCTAGCTGATGCACTCTAGGTATGTACGGAATTACAATTTCTGACATATTCTGCAATCGCTAAGAATGTTTGTGGGTCATTGCAATCCGACTTTAACCTATTCGCTTTCCAAGAAATAACCTTTACGTTGCCCTTAACATAACCATTCAGGTTATTCATTCTATCTAGCGTAGGCGTAGTTTCTGACTTGGTTCCGAATCCTTTACCAGACAACTTGATCCCAAGAACAGGACAAAACTCAGGTATTTGGCAATCCTCTGGCTCTAAATCAAATGGGATTTGTAGCTTCCTTGCCCTACTTTTCGCTTCCATCCAGATTGTTCTAGCTGGGTTCTTGTAGTACCTCTGCTTACGCCACTCTGACCATTCTTCCGTCGAACTGTATTCCCGCATACAAGGCTTACAGTACGATCCTCTACCGCTTAATGATCGTTTGTTTGCGTAGAACTCTTCAGGCAGTTTGTATTGCTTGCACTTACCGCAATGATGATGCTCAACACCATCAATCTGCACAATCCTAGTTTTTCTTTCCATTGAACCCTCCAATGGAAATATTTTAATATTTTTCTAAAAAATACTCAACATATTAACTAGGTCATGCAGTCTTTTGATACCCGCAGTTCAGACACTTGCTATTGACCAGAAATGCGCTGCACATAGGGCAGTTAGTCGGCTTGTAACTCATTTCTTTCCTCCCCACTTGATAACCATCTCTTGAGCTTCCCCATCCTTACCCGTTACCTCTGTCCTAGCCAGCTTAGGTATATGGTACTCAGATAGCTTGTTCATTAGGTCTAGTGCCTTATACGGATCATCTGCTGCGACCTCGTTTAGCCACTTGTCCATGTTCGGAGCATTACGCTCTAGTAGATTAGCAATAGCCTCTCTAACGATTGCTGTGGACTTATTAGGCACTCCTTTAGGTCTGCCCGGGCCTGCTAGTCCTTCTCCGATTTTTGGTGTTTCTTTAACTTTATTTGTTTCCACTTTGGCATTACCTTTCGGTGTCATGCACCATAGATTTGTTGATACATATCCGGTCTGTGAGCCTTGATCCATTCTCTCGGCTCCTCATGGCATTTCTGGTAGTCCATACCTACTGTTTGACTTCCAGCGTGATGAACATACGCCCTGCTTACGAAATGCCTGTAACCCGCTTCTTGCAGGTCATGGCAAATTATATTATCTGAATACCAATTAGTGCTAGGAAACTTTGCTGTATCCCAAGCCTCTCTCGTTATCGCGGCAAATATGGGTGCTATTACCTGAGTTTCCTTAATCTTTGCCTCACTAGCCCAATAAACACCTTCCTGCCTATCATCATGCACAGGGAATCTAATGTTCTGGTCTGGCAACACATAGTCACTTCTTGCACCTAAGAAGCCTATCTTCTGTCCGTTTTCCTCAAGAATCCGTTTATCCTCACCCAATAACTCGATTGTTTGCGGATTCAGCACGACATCATCGTTAGCCACAATCAATGAATCGACTGCGACCCTTCCAAAAACGTCGCTGATGGCTTCATTATATGAGTCTCCAAAATTTCTACCAGTATTGGGTCTGACGATAACATTGGGCAAGATTCGCTTGAATCTCTCTCCTCTGGCAATGTCAACGCTATAAACGTAAATCGGGGTGGTAGGTGCATATACCTTGATGCTCTCCAGCAATACCGAGATACCCGGATTGCTAACGTGACAAATGACTATGGCTTGCATAAGCCCCAAAAATATAGGTCTGCTGGACTGTAATTACTGCTGAACTCGTAATGTAGAAACTTGTCCATATCGCAGTTTTGCAAGAAATCCAGTTCCGTTAGGTTCTGGTAGTAATCACCGCAAAATGGCGCATCGTCAGGACTTGTACGCCTCGTTCCATGTTCTGCCCTGCCAGTCGTAGCACAGGTCATGATGACGATCCCTGAAGCCATCCTAGCCATGTTCTCGAACGTCTTAACCCACTCAGGATTATGCTCGAAACACTCACAAGATATTGCGACGCTGAAACTCTTATCAGGAAAGTCTAGCTCCTCTCCCTTAGCAACAAGGTCAACGCCTTTGCCCTCGCCTAGATCAACCCCTAGATACTCACAGTTCTCAAAGAATTGCCTGACTGAACCGTTAATGTCTAGGCTACCTACCTCTAGGACTTTCTTATCGGAAAAGAATTGCGGAAAGCGACGCTTAACCATCGCTACAAAGTCTAGCTGGCTCTGGTGGCTCACTTTTTATTTCGCGCTGAAATGGCTTTAGCCTTTGCCTTAGCATCAGCCTTAGAACTAGCTCCCCATGCTTTCAGGCTCAGGAGTAACCGAGTAGGCTCACCGTTAGGCTTGCGTTCTGGCCCCGGCATATTGCCCATTCTAGCTAGGAAACTAGCGCGTCTAGGGTTATCTCCAGACTTAACAGGAGCCTTTAGGTTAGAACCGGGGTTTTCAGCCTCGTAAGACTTACGACCCTTCTCGTTAAGACCACCTTTAGGGTTCTTACCAGCCTTCTTAGTCCAAGCGGCTGTCATTTTTTCTTCTTTGCTTGACGCATTGGCAAAGATATTTCAATCTCAATCTTGCCATTCTTACCGTTCTTTTTTTCTTTACCCTCGTACATACAATTTTTCCCGCCCTTGCACTCGCCGCCCTTACACTTAGGGCATGATTTCATACCTTTCATTTTTTAGCCTTTTTAGGTGGTTTTGCAGTTTTAGCAGCCTCTTTGAAAGCCTTAGCAGTCGGCGCACCTTCTGATCCCGGCTTACGCATCTTCTCGCCAGAACCCTCGGCTATACGCTCACGCTTTTTTTGGATATTACTGTAGAGTCCGGGCTTCATTTCTTACCCTTCTTAGCCATGCCTGCTTCACTTAACATAATTGCAACGGCTTGTTTCTTGTTGGTAACGACTTTGCCGCCTTTGCCGCTATGCAATGCGCCTTCTTTGAACTCGTTGTAGACCTTGCTCATCTTCTTTTCAGCTTTAGTCTTTTTCATTTAGCAACCCCATCAGTTCGTCCTGAAGCTCTGCCTCAGTCACACCATATCGACGCTCGAAAGCCTTACGACCAAGCCCATGATAGCCAGTATTTCCTCGATGATGCTCAGGACATAACGGCAAAACATTGTCGTGAGAGTTCCGAACTCCCATCCCTAGCCCCATTCCTCGTACATGGTGAATCTCTGCTGGAGTGCCGGAATACCCATTTTTATAACAGATAATGCACCCAAAGTCAGCCACTTTAGCTAGGTATTCTGACTCTTTTTTACGCATTTTTCTGCTTCAGCTTGGCTTCGATATGTTCAACAGACCAGCCTGTTGCTTCTTCTCGCTCCTCATCCGTCAGCCCTTGCCATTCGCGTTCTGGCTGCGCTAGCCGGGCGCGTAGGGCGTTCAAAACCCAATCAGGGTCACAAGCACCATCCACTTCCCAATCGCCAGCTTTAATCGCCGCTTCCATAACATCTAGCGCCATATGCATTAGTTCTCGGTCCAAGGCTTGGCTTACCTTCTTAGCATCAATCCTCGCAGCCCTCTCTACCGTGTAGTCAGCCATATTATCCACTTCACCACACTCAGGACACTCCGTTAGGTAATCCTCAGACCACGGACATCTTCCCTTCGGAATCTCATCCCAATAGTCTACAAACCCACAGTTGCAGCATTGTGCCAAGTTGGAATCATCTATCTCGTTCATATCATCACCTATTGAGTTATGCGGTCTAATGACCTATTGCTGGCTTCCTGAGTACGGTACACATCGATCCTAGCCTGTGCTGCTACCAACATCCATCTAAGCCCTTCAGCCTTCTCTACAGCCGCCTTAAGCCCATCTAGCACAGCTAAGTAATCTGGATGGCTGTATGCCTGATTCTCCCGATCCGCTACGGTATTGCCGATAGCAGAACTGAATAACATGGCTTTCTTGCTTTTGCGAAACTCCTCCAGATAAGTCACCTCAGCCTTAGCTTGAGCATAGGCTTTAGCGTTCTTAATCATGTAGTTGATTGCTTCGTGAGGATCGATTGAGTTCATATTTATCTAAATTTTCTTAATTTATCTTGTTGGATTCCATATCCAACGCCATGCCCTAAATCTATTCTGTTTTTGTCATCGAATAGGCTTTCTCCATATTCCCATCCAACAACATCAGCACCACCATCATCAACAATAGCCAATATGTACACATCACAAGGGCTATCTTTTTTCTTTAACGTTGCAAGCAATCTGCCGTTTTTATGCCTTGTTGACTTTACATCTATCGTTTTCCCTTTAGAAACTAAATCATGACCGCCGTTTCTTGGGCTAACTGATAAATCAACGCAAACATTCAACATCTTTGCT